TGGTGGCATCTGGCTCCTGGAACATTGACCAGGGAAACAACGTCGTTACCAGGGGCGTCGATCTCTATCCAGATAATTACGGACCTGGGGCATTGTCAGAGATGTTCCTGGTTGTCAACGATACTCTCCACGTTGTAGGTGGATGGGATGGGGCAGCCGCAACAGGTGCCGCTACACTATATTTAACTCTTCGAGTGAGAGCGAGAATTATCAAAATAGGAGCTAAGGACTGGATGGCCATAGCTATACAATCTGTAGCTAGCGACTGAGGTGGTCTCTTGGAGATTCACGTTCATATCCATGGGGGAGAGGTTGAAGAAGGCCGAGCGCCGAGGAAGAGAACGAAAACCTCGACCTCGAAGACAACTTCAACACCTTCCAAACCGAAACGCAAAGGCACCCCAATGACCAGGAAAACCCAACTCGCCATCAACAAAGGCAGAAGGGCCAAAGGACTCAAGCCTATCAAGTGGAAGAAGAAGGGAACGAAATGACATTGGAAGGTCCGCGCATACTAGACAAGACCCTGGGATTTCTTGATGTTGTCATAGGCCCAAACCCTGGCTCACCAGCACCCGACCTAAGATTCCCTGCAGCTCTTACAGGTGCGGGGTGGGAAGTCTTAGACCCAGGGCTCCCTGTGGGGAGTGGAAGTCCGACTTACGTTAACAGGTCATACTATGATCTCTCTGGTTATGCTATGGATTCGATCACCAGTTTCATCCAAGGCGTCGATATCCAAGAGGGATTCGGACCAAGGGGAACGGTGGCTTGTTATATTGTAGATTTGATTACAACTGACTTTATCGAAGACCAAGAACTGATCGATGCATATGTGTATACCACTGGAAACGGCGACTTGCCGGGATTTCCACTATCCACTACTGATATGCAGCAAGTGATCTATGGAAGAACCAGGTGCTTCACCACAAGCACCTCATGGGGCGACCTCGTGGTTCAGAGTGTAGCTGCTTTCGGGACCGGAGTTGCGACCACTGCACAGAAGCTATACATTACACGAGTAGTTTATCCTTTGAACACATCAGCGCAGAACCAGAACCTTCACGTTCCTCCATGCAACTATGTATGCAGCGCAGTGATGGCAAAGGAAGAAGACCTTTCTTACATCCAGCGCCAAAAGTTATCTTATGAACAAACCAATAGTGCAGGTTGATCCATATGTTGCCAACCGTAGGTCCATGGGGCTGGCATTTACCACTCGGTCTAAAGTGGTCAATCACCACTGCAGCGACAGCAGCAGTTTATTTTGAATTGACTGACGATGAACAAGATTACTGGGTCGACATGGGAGTGGTCCTGGGTTGGGGTTTCACGATGTATGGCTTATGGGCACCTCCTGTAGTGAAGTTGGCAATCATGGCTCGGATAGGATTGGCGGTTGGGGTCTTTGCTGCACCCGCGGCCCCAGTCATCGCCGTAACCGCTGCCGCCTTGGTCATCGGAGATGTGGTGGCGCACCAGATAGATCCGAAAGAGGGAAGGAAGAACTTTAGAAAGTTTGTCAGCACTCCTTCCAAATATCTTGAGCGCACTGGTGAATCACTTAAGACCGTCTACAAATACAAAATCAAACCACCATTGATATCAGCAGCCGAAGCATATGTTGCGTGGTGGGATCGCAGGGCTGACGAAGTGGAATTAGTATGGTCGTTGACCAGACCTCGACCGCTATGGTAGTTTTCTTTGTTCAAGATGACGACTTAATGCCTTCCCGGGGGTGGGTGGCGTCGGAGAGATATACATATGTGTCTCCGGGTTCACTGAGAGGGCACTGAGAGCGTCAGGAGGCCAACAGGTTCCACATATCCCTTTATTCCGGTTATTGGGATTGCATCGACCATCCCAATTTCCTTCCGCCCGCGCGCGGGCTGATACTGTATGCTTAACCAGGTCTTCATCGAAGATCTCTTCGTACAGTTTCCGACGAACCCATACTGATTTCTCTGACAATCTCATCCACAGTGCGTAGGATTCTTCGTCGAGTGAGATGGTAACGAGTTTGCTCATTCCTCTTCACCTCCGCAGATATGGCACCAAGGCTTAACTCCGAATAATACACCGATGTTTGCAAACATCAAAGAATTATTTCCACACTTAGGGCAACGACCAGTCATTCTCCCACCTTGATCCATCTCTCCATCGATAAAAGTGATTTAGACTCTAGGTCTTTGTCCAGGGGATTGCAGACCGTGCACATGTCCGGAGATACGGGTGATAATCGATAATAGGCACCCTTTCCCTCGTGGTTAAAGTGAAACCAGATCCCAGCACATTCTTTGCATTGCTTTCTCTCGATCTCATTCTCTAAAACGTATTTCATCATAGACTCATCTCACTTATCCTGAGCAAACGCTCAAGAACGTCCGCTATTCGGGTCAATTGTGCTAGTTTCAGGTCTTCAAGGATGGCTAATTGCTCGTCCATGATAGGGGGGTGGGGGTTAACCCTTAAATAAATAACTATTCAAGATAGGAGCCATGTATGAAACAAAGGAAACTGCTCCTATGAACTCGAGGAGGGGCTCCCTCCTTATATCTCCCCACTGCGTGGTGCGAAGATAGTTTACCAGTTGCGGGGCCGGTGAATTCACCGGTCAGTGTAGTTTATACACCGGATGATACTGGGAAAAGCATGGCGAAAGCACTTACAGGCTCATTTTACCTGACTGAAACAGTATTATTGACGGCAGCGAGTGCCGATGGCACCAGAAGCACAGGAAGCATTGACCTTTCTTCATACGTCGATGTTGCTAGTTCCCAATGTGTGGCGATCGACCAGGTGGACTTCATCGTTCAGAACGGTTCAGGGTTTGACCAATACGCTGCAAACATGGCGGCTGGTGACGGTTCTTTGGGGATTCAACTCACAGATTTGAACCCAGGCGGCGCTTATGTCAGGGCTGACGACCAGAGCCTGGTGGCATCTGGCTCCTGGAACATTGACCAGGGAAACAACGTCGTTACCAGGGGCGTCGATCTCTATCCAGATAATTACGGACCTGGGGCATTGTCAGAGATGTTCCTGGTTGTCAACGATACTCTCCACGTTGTAGGTGGAT